CAACGATTCTCACTATATTTTGGGCATAAAAAAAGTGCCGAAAAGAATCTTGCGATTCAATTCGGCTATATATATAAGCTTTTATGTGTTGCCCCTGTAGCTCAGATGGTAGAGCAATTGATTTGTAATCAAAAACCCCAACAACATTACTATTGGTTTTATTAACTTTTCTATGCTGTGGTATATTCAAAGTATAATTTAGCATAACGAATCTTAATTTAATTATAAGTTGTTATACTAAAATGATAACCTAAAGTACACAGCTATACCATAGGCAACTGATTCTATACCCACCCTATCCCTCTAGCACAAAGCTAGAACTTGATCTTCTAAATAAGTAGATCAACCTAACCGGTTATTAATTTCCTTATCTTTATTTTTATTTATAAGGCTCTTGTAATAATCTTTTTCCATGCAGGAATAATGACCTTTAGTTTTGTCGGCAAAGGCTACAAAGGATTCGGTGTTAATCATTTCTTTTTGGCAGTATCTACACTTGCCAATATTCATGACTATAATTTTAGCTTTTTTCCAGGTTTTATTTTTAGCTGCCATTAAATAGTGTTCTTTGCTTTTATGCAATAAAACTTAACAAAGATTTGTTCATCATTTACTTTTTTATATCCATAGCTTTGACTAACTTTTCTGGCTTCCAAATATCCAGCATTCATACATTCGTACCAGCTATTAAACACAGTTGATTTTTCTAATGGTGGAGAGCATTGACCATATAAAGCAGAGCATACAATCATCGCTAAAACTATTTTCATTTTTCATTACTACCCATTTTTATTTTTTTTAATTCTTCTTCAAGCTCTTTAACTTTTTCTGTAGTATCTTCTAAATCCTTTTGGCAATACTCTAGCTTTTGCAGACATCTTTTATTAGCTGCATCTTTACTTTTACTAGAATCTTCAAATTCATTTAGTTGTTGTTTAAGTATTCGGATTTGATCCTTATATTCATTTACCAAATCTAAGTTATCTGACATTAATTATTTAGGTCGCTTCATAATTTCTGCACCCTTTAATCCATAGATACTAGAAACTACTCCAATAAATAAAGCTTGATACCAAAAAGGCATATTATTAAAATACTCAAAAAACATTTCTACCTTTGCCATAATTTCTGGATCCTCCGAAAAAATACTCCAAATTAACAACATCACAGGAGCAGAAACCAAGATCAAAACAAATTCGTCTTTCCATCCTTGCTGATTATTAGTCATAACAGCTTGTTTGTATTCCAACTCACCTCTTGCCATACGACTAGCATGGGTAGCTTGTGCGTCTGCCATTAGCATTTGAGTTTCTTTTTTCTTTTTATAAATATGAGTACCAGCATTTAAAGCTAATTTAATTGCACTTAACCACATAATGTCCTCCTATAATTTTGCTGACTTCATTTTGCCAGATAGTTTTCCACATCTAGCAGGTGTTTGCTTTGCCCATCTACTGTCTAGCATTTGATTACCAGCTTCTTTATAATCTTCATTGTCTAATGCTGCCCACATCTTTTTAAATTTAGAAACTCCACCAACACCCATTTGATAAACCATTTCAATCAACACTTCTTTTGCAGTATGATTAACTGGTCTTGAGCCAATTAAACTTTCGGTGGAAGCCAATGCTTTTTGGAAATCCAATTCAAATACTTCTTCACCCATTTCTTTAGGGTATTCTTTATCTTCTTCATAGTTGTCCTCCGGTGTTATTAAATGTCCAAAAAAGATTGTTGGAAATCCTAAATGGTCTTTATAAATTTTATTAACAAAACCCTCATGGCTTTTGATTTCTTCTTTTAAATTTTCGTACATTAGTTCTCCTTTGCAGGTTTGTTGTGAATACAATTCTGTAATACCAAATCTTTGAGTATAATTTTCTTAGTATTTTTTCTATTAGATATAAAATCTTTCCCATTAATTTCATAACTATCTCCTAAATTAAAAAACATATTAATTACAATTATCCTTGTGTAAATCTACTGGCACTTCTTTTGTGAACCAAAACCATGAAGAAATTTTAGTTCCTTCTTGAGTGTAGGTACATTTTTGTCCTATCGAACAGGCACTTAATGCAAACGCAAATATTAATATTAAAAATATTTTATTCATAATTTCTCCTTATTGGCAACTTTCACATTCGTTGGTGTCATCTATTACAAGTCCACCATTATTTTCATAAGTTGAATCTTCTGCTTTAACTTTTGAACACTCACAATTATCACAGGTACATAAATCTTTATCGTAATGATGGCTATGCAAAGGTTCTCCACAATGACAATTACAATGACATTTGTTGCAAGTTTTTTTACCCATAATAAATTATTCCTTTATTCTAAAATTAATGATGTAATTTTTTTCTCACCCATATAGATTTCTATATTGGCTTTAGATTTGATACATTGATAAGTAACTCTATCACCATCAGATTTATCTCTCATGGCATATCGTTTTGCTTTAAGACACTTACTTAAACTATCTTGTATTCTATGTTCCTTAATTTCGTTATCTACAATAAGCAATAAAGCAAAAACAACTTCAACCATTAATAATTACCATTTAATTTTTTTTGTAACATATCTACTTGTTCTTTTAAGTGATCTATATTTACTTTGTTATATCTTGATGCTTCAATTTCTTTTTCTATTGATTCTATTTGTCCAGATAGATGTTCAATTAACATAAACATTTCTAAGTTCTTTGGTTCTTGTTCTGCTTTCTTTAATAGATCAGCTTGAAATAAAGTGTCTGCTGTTTCTAACTTTCCTAATCTTTCTTGAATTTGAAAGAAGCCATACAAGCCAGTACAAATTATAAAAATTAAAGCAATTAAATTTCTAATAGGAAGGCTTAGAGTTGTGCTATCGTTAATTTTCATAACTACTGTAGAGGATTGCTAGTCTTAACTTTAATTTCTTCTATTTGTACTTTAAGTAATTCTATTTCTTTGGCATTAACTAAAGATTTAGTGTGGTCATGATTTACAGGATGCTCATGTGAAGTATCTACACTTTCTAATGCAGCTACCTTTTCTTCTATAACTGCTATTTGTGCAGAATAATCTACAGTTGTTTGACTTGCTAATTGTTCAATAGTGCTTTCCATTTTAGCAAATTTACTAAAACCTGCACCGATAGATCCTACTAATCCTATAACAACCACTATGTTTGTTAAGTTCTTTTTAATATCTTTAACCATTTTTCAATTGCTCCAGTTCTATTAAAAGTTTTTGTTTTTTTAATCTTATGTTGTGTAAAAGTTCCTGCTTTATAAATACAGGATCATTAACTTTATATTTATTTAAAGTTACTTCTGTGTAGAGAAGTCTTGGATCAGACATATTAAGTTGATTTAAGTATATGTCTTTGCTTTTATAAAAAGGAATTGTAGCATAACCAACTAAACTAACTTGGTCATTAGTCATTATTTCCAATTTAATTATATTCTTAACTTGTAAATTCTTGTCTATATCTTTAATGGCTTCATCAACTTTAGCCATTACTTTATCTACATTGATATTTTTTTTCTGTCGTATATTTTTTTGCTTGGTATTATTTGTTGTTGATACGACTTCTGTTGTAGATTCTTCGCTACCAGATTCTTCTTCTTCTTCTGTTTTAACTTCTGATTCTTTCTCAGCTTGTTCTTCTTCTTGTACATTAGTTTCTTCTACAGCTTCATTGTTTTCTTCTTCAACAGTAGCTTCTTCAATTACTTCTTCTTCTTTAATAGTTTCCTCTTTCTCAGAAACCATTGGTAATGTTTCTTCTTCATAAATTTCTTCTATAATTTCTGTAGCTTCTTCTTCAACTGTTTTAGAAACTTCACCCATTGAATTACCTGGTGGATTAGTTGGTAAGGTTGCCATTAAAGTTGTTGCAGGTTCAATAGTTTCTTCTATCTCCTCTATAACTTCTTCAACAATCTCCTCTGCCATAACTTCAACAGTAGATGGTAATGTTTCCATCTCTACCATTTCAATTATTTCTTCAGTAAAGATTTCTTCATTAAAAGTAAAAGCTTCTTCTTCAAAGAAAAACTCCTCTATATCTTCAAAGACTTCTTCTTGTAAATCTTCAAAAATCTCATTTATTTCATCTTGAATAGATTGATCTATAGGCTCTGATTCGTATGTAATTGTAAGAGAGGGTTCTTTTAAATCTACTGAATAATGAGCTGTACTATTAGATGTATCTGTAAAATCATATCTTACATTAATATCAAAATCTGTCTGAGTATTTCTGGATATAGATAAAGTATCAGATCCAGATTGATAACTACCACAATTAATATAACCACAACCAGTAGAACTATATGTCCTAATTTGTGTTGTTGCTTCACCATCTGGTTTAGTTACTGTTACTGTTGAGGTAACTGTAGAATTATAATTATTCCAATGCCAATATTTAAAAGAATGATTTGATGTAAAACCATCTTGTAGTTGTGCTTCTGTTAAATTAGCATCGTCTTTTAAACTTACATCATCAGACTTAATATATGTATTATTAACAGCAGCAACTGTACTATTGCCATGCCTACCAGTAGCAGTACCAGACCAACCTGTTGAGAAGTTTTGGCTAATTAAATTATTTGTCGTTGTTTCTTCTGCTGAAGAAGTTGTAAGGATTAACATCATCAGCAAAAGTATTGATACGATAAATCGCATAAGCCATAACTCCTATAAAGATTATTAACCAGATCATTTAGCTGGTTTCCAATCTATGTTCTTTTTCTTTTTAGCTTCTTCTTTAGCTTTTTCTTTTTCAATTCTTTCAAACTCTTTTGTCATGGCTATTTGTTCTGCAAGATCAGCTTTTTTTCTATCTTCCATTCGCTTGACATAAGTTTCAAAGTCTGGTCTTTCATGGTCATATTTTTTCCATAAGACCAAAGCCTCTTTACCTATTTTGCCATCTATCGGACAAGGAGTTCCAGCTTGGATCATCGCTTCAAAAACTCTTTCGTCTTGGCAAAGAAGTGCAATACTTGCAACTTTCATACCAAAGTCATTTAAGACTTTAGCAAGTTTAATTCTTTCACAATTTAAATCCCTAAAGGTCTTGCCACCTGAAATACCTAAACCAAATGTTTGTACCCCTGCTGAAGCTCCTGTTGCACAGACATCTTGCGACTGTGCAGAAAAGGATGGTGCGTTAGCAGTTGGAGGTGATGATTTAATATTTGAATTAGTTGTGTTGGTCGTTGTAGATGTGGATTCAGAACCTGACTCATAGGTAGTTGTGGTAGTTGATTCATATCCACCTTCAATTGAAGTGTTAGATCCTGATGTGTTTGTTTGTGTAGTATCTGCATGAGCTAATGTAGCCGATATTAAGGTTATCCAAAGAACTCCTAAAAAGATGTATGCTGTAATTTTCATTAATATTATTTCTATTCATTATCCACCATCATCAATTCTATCTTTAGTTCCTTTTGTTTTTTAGTAGGACATCTATAAATTTTTAAAGATTTTTTATAAGTCTTTTTACTTTTTTTTCTGTAAGTATTAGACTTAACATCTATCAATCTAATTTCTCCATTTTCACCTACTGCAACTAAGTCAAAAGGACATTGAGGATTACAAGCTAAAGCTACATGAAAGCCTTGCTTTGTAAGATCAACTATGGCTTGGTACTCACCAATAGTTCCTTTTTGTGCCTTTGTTAGTTTAGTAGGTTGAACAGGAAGTTTAACAGACTTGATAGACTTATTGTTACCAATACCCATAATAATCTATAAACATTGTCCACTTTCTTTTCTAAGTGAGCTAGATGGTTGTGTGTTATTGTGTCTATTTTTTGATTTATTAATTTTACTTCACCTTGTAACTTTATAATATCTAATGAATTTTTTTGAGATTGAGTAGGCATTATTCCATTTCTCCTGCACCAACTGTTACAGCTCTTAATAATGCAAAAGCTTTATTATAATCTTTCCAGTCTTGTGTTAAATCTATAAAAGCTTGAATACCTTTATCGCTTGTTAAAGCTTTAGCTATAATTTCTGAGTTTTTAGAAAATGTTCTATCTCTCCACCAATTAACAATACCTGATTTAATTGGAAAGCCACCAGCAACAAATTCTAAATTAGTTTTACCTGCTTCTTCTTTAAATAATAAATTAGCTGCTGTAGTAGAACCTTGTTTGCCACTTTGACCTGTTGCTTTTAAAATATTTGCAAAAGCATTTACTGATTTTTCAACATCAATCTTTTTAACAGATTTATCTTTTGTTTTAGCTAATTGATATAACATTTCTACAAAATTAGCTTTTTGTTTTGGATGTTTCATTATAGCATCATGTAAAATGACACCACCACTTAAACCATTATCTATATGTTTTGCTTGTGAGTTTAAAAATGCTTTATTAAAATAACCACTTACAATTTCTTCCCATAAATTAGGTACTTTACTTTGATTAATTGATTTAGCCATTAACTCAATATCTTTTGGTACTGCTTTTGTATCTAAAAACTTCCACATCTTTCCAACTACTGCTGGATCAACTGCTTTTTTTGCATCTTTTAAATTTTTAAATAATTCAGTAACCGAACCTTTTGTTATTGGTTGCACATAAGCATCGTTATATGCAATCCAAGCTTTTTGTGCTTTAACATATTCTGGATTACCTTTGGCCATTAAAGCATCTAAATCTTTATACATTATTTTTAATGCTTTTAGACTAGCTCTTGTTTCTACTGTTTGATTAGGATTTTTTAATAAAGCATAATATGTATCTCTAATTTCCCTATATACTGAGTGCATATTTGCACCATTACCTTCAGTTTTATGTAAATTTTTTGCAAATTTTAATATTGATTTTGCAGACGAACCATCTAAATCTTTTGCTAAACTTTTATATTTAATAACTAAATTATCAACTTTTTGTGCGTCATAAAAAAACTTTTCAAGTTTATCACCACCTGCTCTTTGCCAAGCTAAACTTCTTTGTGTTGATAAAGCTATAGCAGCTTTTTTTAATTGCTTTGTATATTCTGCATCTGAAACAAATCGTCTATTACCAATAACAATTCCATTCTGCT